TGTACCATTTACCATGTGCGCAAATGCATTACTATTAACAGATTTATTTGATTCGGCATTATTGATTGCATCCATCCAATCTTCGAATGTTTTACGAACCAATAATTGCTCATCTGCAAATACTGTTGTGTTCCATGCATCAAAGGTTGTATCACCAGGAACTTTGTAGTCACGACCCATATATGGAATACTGATTACACCTGTATTTTTTTGAGGAATTGTTGCGGCTTTACATTTAAAGCTAAAATCATCTTTGTCACCATAAGGTGAATTTACTGTTACAGTGAATAGGTTGCTTCTCATACCACCATGCGCAACGGTGCTAATAAAGCTATCAATATCTAACATTATAATGTTCTCCAATTAAAAATAAAGTACTTCAATTATATTTATAGCAAACAAGAAAGGGTCCTTTATTGGACCCTTTCTAAATTACGTTATGATTTAACTTGCCACATAATTCTGAACTAAACGTTCCCAATCAGAAATACCAGCCTTAATCAAAGTAACAGCAGTTTCTACAGCGCGCATTGTAACTTGACCACCACTCTGTTCTAGACGTTCCATAATGGTATCAGCTGTTGTGTCATCTACTACATTTTTTGCCTTAAGAATTGTTTTAATACGAAGCATTAAATCTTCACGACGTAAGGTTACGTCAACAACATAACTACGAGATAGAATAGGTTGATTTAGCTTATCTTTAGGGATATTTGTAATAACAATTACAGCACCTTTAAAGTTAAACTCTGATGGTAATTTGAGATCCTTAACACCAACTGAACTAGGATCGTCCATATAAGCATTATCGATTTTATTATAAAGTTCACGTTTCTCAGAATCTGTTAGTTTTAATACATTTTGAGTGGCACCTGAATTCCATGAAACTTTACGAGGTTCTGAAGTATCAAGAGCAGACTTAAGCATATTAACTGTATCTTCTGATTGGAAAATTGAATCAGAATCATCAAATACAATCACTTCATCTCTATTAATAAACAATGTAGTATATAGACCTAATGGAGATACTTTACCACCTTTGAAATAACGCCATTTAGCTTCAGGACCGTCAGGAGAACCTAATAATTTAGTTAGGGCATTAACAACAGTGAACGATTTACCAGTACCACCCTGAGCACCAGTGATGATTAATGAATTGGCGGCCTTTGTGCCTACTAGTACAGCAAGTTTCTCAATATCATCAAACACATAGTTTATATCAGCATACTTAACCTTAGACAATGCAGCATCAACATTTTTTGCGCCGGCAGACATTGTGTTGGTTTCTTTATTGGTAACTGCTTTGAAACCTGCTTGCCATTCTTTGAATTCATCCATTTTAAATCCAGGTACTTTCTTAGCATATTCACGCCACATACCTGGTGCAACTGTCGTCTTAAAGATATTAATATCAGCACCAAGTACTTCTACCGCATACTTAACGTATGGATTTTCTAAACGTGGATCATTAGCATCAACACCTTCAACAATTAAACGATTTGAACGAGATAATGATTCAATTTTAGATTCTGCTAATACAGGTAATTGACCGGTGATTACATAATCCAACATACTTTTAACAACATTAACAATATTCATGTTAGGTTGTGCTACGGCAGAACGAGTTGGTTGACCGAAAAAGTCGGTATTTGATTTGTCCCAAAAGTCAATAGAATTTAGTTCAAACTGAGATTTCTTCATTCCTTTTGGTTGAGCCATACCAATACGCAAACGTTCACCATTGTTGTTTACGTACATGTACCCAGTACCAGTTGTACCGTCAGCTTTTGTAAAGTCCACTGTATCGGTATCTAAACCTGGTAACATTGTTAAACGTTTGAAATCTGCACCAGCACGTTTAGATGCAATTTTAGCCAAAAGATCTGCAACCTGTTTTGCATCTTTAATGTTAAATGCTGCTTCATTCAGTAGACCTGAGTTTGATTCATTCACAAATTGTATAAATGATTTTAATTTTGCCATTTGTAATGGTTTCTCCTGTTGCTTAAGTAACTATAATTACTGTCTACTATTTAATAACAAACTAAAGTGTATATAAAAAAGGTGTAACATTTGTTACACCTTGAATTCTCCCCTTAGAATATATTATATTTTTATTCTATTTAATAGCAAATACTAAATTACCACAATCCCAAATTCTTCTATATCCATTCGCGAACATATTCTCAGATTCAGTCTTTGAAGGATCAAATGATTCACCAAGAAGTGATTGTAGTTTATGTTTTTGTGTTTGGTATCGTTTTAATAAAGTGCTTCCTTTAACCCATTGGTAACTAGGTTGAGATTCATTAATCAAACTGAATCCTAATGCTTCATAAAGTTTACCGTTTGAGTGTTCTCTATTAGCATATGATAATATTGAACATGAATGGTTATTTATAAAATGTTTAAGTAACTTTGATGCGCCACCGACAATAGTTACATCTAATACATTACAATACCGGATCAATTCCCAATCATATCCTTTATTAAAACGTGGTTTGCCAAATGTCATAATTGCAACTAAGTCACCTTGATAGTACAATCCTAGATTTACTTTAGAAGCAGATTCGCCTTGTAGATGATTCATGAATAGGAATTGTTTGGTTACTGTTGTACTAACCTCTCGTACTTCAGTTTCCCTGGCATAGATACGTTCACCAAGTCCTAATTTAGACCGAATCATTGACTTGATGATCTTCTGCTTCACGGAATCTCTCCAGTCATATTCCCATACGTGCATCAAGTTAATTCCTTGACGTTCGCATCCTAAAGTTTTGTTCAAGTGATACGTTGTCATTTCCTTATCTGTTTCGGTGTTGGCACTATGGAAATATACGCCATTAAACTCAATAGCAAAATTCTTTGCGGGTACATATATATCCAGTTCTTTACCATTCAAAACTGTTCTATCACCATGAATCACTTCACCATTATAAATTGATTTAACGTAATTAAGAACATCTAATTCAACATTGGAAACACCATTCATAACTGGTTCACAATGTGGGCATCGCCATGACATAGGTCCATTGACATGATAAAACTCTGATTCTTCCCCACATGATTTACATTGAACAATATCACCGAATTGTGTTCTACTACTTGTATCTAGTGGTCTAAATTTAAAAACATCTTTGTTCTTATTATAATAGGTAATCCATAATGATTGTCTTTGCTTTTCTTTAATTTCTTCTGATTGAGCGGCATATTCTACACCATAACGTTCTTGATTGGTTGCTTTTATCCTTTCTTTAATTTCTTCTGATTGTGAAACATATTCTACACCATAACGTTCTTGATTGGTTGCTTTAACTTTTTCTCTAACTGATTCCATTTGTCCAGGGTTTATAACACCATAACGTTCTGTTAAGACCGATTTGATTTTTGACTTGACTTCTTCTGATTGAAACCCGTAATCTGTGCCATAACGTTCACGATTGGTTGCTTTAACTTTTTCTTTAAATTTATTTGATTGTAATGGCGCATTTACACCATAACGTTCATTATTAGTTGTTTTAATTTTTGACTTGACTTCTTCAGATTGAAAGCCATACTCTGTCCCATAACGTTCTAGATTGGTTGCTTTAACTTTTTCTTTAGTGTCATCCGATTGTAATGGGAATTCTACACCATAACGTTCTAGATTGGTCGCTGATCTTTTGCTTTTAATTCTTTCTTTTCTATATTCACATTTTTTGTTACTACATTCAGTGTATCCAATTGTGATACTATTAGACCACACTAGCACACCGCCACATTCACACTTTGGTTGTTCTGCCAATCCATTGATATATAGATAGACTCTTTCTTTAATATTATTAACAGATGGATAGATACGTTTTAAATGATCATGAGTTTCTCTTAGAACTTTAAGTGTGGTATAGACGCGGGGTTTTTTGTGAATTAATGATTGTAATTCTGATGGTGTATAAATATACTTGTTGGTGCTCATTTGAGACTCCTTAGTTTCGTTTGGATTGAGTACATCAAGTGGAGATGGCAGTCTCGCGACTTGAACTATGTGGGCACAATAAGTGCCCACAATAGTATTTATAGAAAACAGAAATAGAAAAGGCTCCATAACGGAGCCTTTTGCATAATTGTTGAAAAATTATTTGAATACTTCTTTAAAATCAACACCAGTTGGAACTGAGTAGAAGTTTAAGTACACGAAGTCAATTGTACGTGAAGGTTTCAAGGCAATATCTAACGCTAACCCATTAGTATCAATAACTTGAGGTGTGTTGTTAGTTTTATCGCAAATTGCTACGTAGTCGGTGATACCTTGTTTAGCTTTGATGTCACGTAGGAAAGGATTCACTGTGTTCAATACACGAGTACGTGTTTGTTCAGTATTCAATTCACCGATAAAGTATTTCATGCTACGGCTAATTGCTTTTTCAACCACAATAAACAAACGACGTACGTTAATACGGTCGAACGCAG